AAATAAAACAGGGCGTGACAGGAACGCACAGAGGGAATCTAGGTTTCTAAGCCAATATCTTACATTTGTTTTTATTCTTTTGACATATGAGTATGTTAATATGTTTTAGTGCGGCAGAGTGACCTAGACAAACAAATGATCGACATGGGTCGTGATCGTTTTTGGAGCAAAGTACGAAAAGCTCGTGCTCAATCTCTAGAAACCACGACCGTGTCTGGTCAAAGATTACTTGCTGAATCGACTTCCAAAATGGAGCAAGCTTTGTTATCATGGATGGACAAGGCTGCTACGCAACCCGGAAGAAAACATAAGGCACTCCCTTATCTGGTTAAGTTACCACCGAAGGTAACCGGGGGGATCGTATGTAAAATAATCTTAGATTCTATTAGTCAACATAAAACTTTAGTCTCTACGTCTATGTCTGTAGCAAGATACTTAGAGGACGAGATTAAGTTTAAAGAACTAAAAGATAATGAACCCTCTATGTGGAAACATATAGAAAGAGTATTAGATAAATTTACGTCTTACTTAAACAAGCAAAAGTTTATTAAGAGGACAGCTAAAGACAATGATATTATTTTGTCTAGTTGGCCAAAGCCTGATGCTTTAAAAGTAGGAATGGTATGTGTCGAGTTATTCAGGGTTAGCACTGGCATTATTGACATCGTTACTAGAAAAGGTGCTAGGGGTAGACCAGTTACTATGGTTCTTCCTACCGATGACTTATTAGATTGGATTAAACAAGCAGACTTAGCATCTGAGTTTCTTAAGCCCGTCTTTCTTCCAATGATAGAACGTCCAAGTGATTGGGCAGACCCTTTTCTTGGTGGGTACAATTCAAAAGAATTACATAGAAGACCCTTAGTAAAAGCTACATCTAACAATTATCACTATGAAATGAAGTATGCTCCTATGAACACTGTCTATAAGGGTGTCAATGCTTTACAAAGAACCCCTTTTAGAATTAATCCAATGGTGCATGAAACAATGAAGTATCTTTGGCAACAAGGTACATCAATTGGAAACTTGCCTTGCATGGGTGATGAAGAGTTACCTACTAAACCCATCGATATTGAAACAAATGAGGAAGCAAGAAAAGATTGGAGAAGAAGTGCTGCGAGAGTTAGGTTTGACAATGAACGCCAAGCATCTAAGCGTCTTCAGTTATCAAAAGTTTTATGGATGGCGGACAAGTTCAAAGATGAAACTCTTTACTATCCGCACTTTTTAGATTTTAGAGGAAGAGCTTATCAAACAAGTAGCTTCTTAACACCAGCTGGGCCAGAGTGGGCTAGATCTTTGTTGATGTTTGGAGACAGTGTTCCTATAGAAAGCGAAGATGCCGTTGCTTGGTTAGCTATTCATGTTGCGAATTGTCAAGGCATGAGCAAAGCAAGTTTCGAGGAACGTATTGATTGGACTTGGAATAACCAAGAACTTATTCGAGACATTGCAAAAGATCCGCTGGGGTGTACGGCTTGGGGTGATGCAGATGAACCTTGGCAAATGTTAGCAGCGTGTGTTGAATGGGATGCGTTTATAGAAAAAGGTATGGGGTATGAAAGTTTTCTTCCTATCCCACAAGATGCTACGACTCAAGGACTACAAATTTTCGCATTGCTGCTGCGAGATCCAATAGCGGCATTGGCAACCAACTGCGTACAAAGGGAGAGACCCGGAGATGTGTATGCTGAGGTTGCTGATGCTGTTATTGAAAAGCTTAAGAAATCGACCAACAGTTATGCGCCGACATGGTTGCAGTTTGGAATAACGAGAGCAACAACAAAGAGAAGTGCCATGACATTAACATATGGCTCTTCGTATTATGCGTGTAAACAATACACCTATGATTGGTTTTATGAAACCATTAAGAAAAAGAAAGGAGGTGTCAATCCGTTTGGAGAAGAAACATATAGACCTTGTAACTTTTTATCAGAGTTAATATGGGAGTCAATAAGCGATGTTGTTAAAAGTGCAAGACAAGGAATGGATTGGCTTCAAGAAGTTGCTAGTATTGCTGTGCAACACGATACTCCTATACGATGGTTAACACCGAATGGTTTTATTGTGAAGATGGATTATCAACAAAGTAAAACTAAGTTAATAAAAACTTCTATCGGTGAAGTTATAAGAGCTCACACGTTACGCTTCCCAAGTGGAGGGATGAATAAACGTAAAAATGTGAATGGCATTGCCCCGAATGTGATTCATAGTTGGGATGGAATGGGAGGGTTGCTTGGTAGAACATTGCAGCATTCTTTATCTAAAGGAATAAACCATTATTCTATGGTACATGATTCGTATGGAACTCATGCCCAAAACAGTCCACAGTTAGCTTCGGCATTACGAACCGCTACGGTTGAAATGTTTAGTGAAGATTTGTTAGAAAACTTTAGATCGCAAATACTTGCACAGTTACCTAATGGGGTATACTGTCCATGCCCACCAGAAAAAGGGGATTTAGATATTCGAGAAGTTCTCGATAGTGATTATTATTTTTCATAAAGGAGACTGTTATGTCAAACAAAGTAGAATACACAGATATGTTGACCCCAAAGGGGACTTTAGTCTGGCCGTATTTAACGAATCCAAATTCTAGATTTGTTCAGGAAGGAAAATTTGAAACAAAAATAAACTTTGATTCAAGTGACCCTGAAGTTGAAAAGTTCTTTGATCGAATGAAAAGGATCATGGACAATTACGAGGAAAAACTTAAAAAGAAAATTACTCGTTTAACTATGTATAAAACACATGAGGATGATGAAAACATCCCAGAAGGGTTTTATCAAATTGCAGCAAATGCTGCTGCCAGTGGTGTAAGAACTAATAAAGATGGGAGCACTGCCCCTTGGTCTTGGCGTTGTCCAATGTTCGATGCTTCAGGTCGTTCAATGCTCAACATGAAAAAGACTGAGGACGGTAACTATGCGTACTCCAATAACGATCCCGGTTTTAACGATCCGAACAGTAAAAAGGTTATTGTCGGTGCTGGGTCTACTGCTATACTACAAATCGGCATTGGTGTGTATCGTAATACTCAAGTCAATGCGTTTGGATGGAGTAAAAAATTGAGAGCTGCTCAGATACTTGAATTAGTTGAACATGGACAACAGCAAGGAAATTTCAATTCTTCTGGTTTCCAAGTTCACGAAGAGTATGTGAAGGAGCCAGTGGTTGTAAGTCACGATTATAAAGAACAGTCAAATGGAGATTCAGATATTGACGACTTTTAGTGGACATACGGCTTAATATTCAGCCTATTCCTGCATCTCGTCCGAGAGTCACCCGGTGGGGGGTGTTTTACTCAAAGCGGTATACAGCATTCAGGAAAGAAGCGGTTGGGGTAGTGTCGGGCATCGAGTCTCCGCCTGATACTCCCCTTCCGTTCTTAAAACCTTTAGAGGTTTGGGCAGTGTTTAATGTAAGGAGACCGAAAACATCTAAACTTAAGTACCCTAGTCCTGATGTGGATAATTATTTAAAGGCCGCACTGGATATTTTAAATGGGGTAGTATGGGCAGATGATAAATTAATAATTAAGTTACATGGAGAAAAACGATGGGCCAAGGACGAGCCGTCTATAGAATTGAAGGTGACAGAAATGGATTAAACCAAGAGTCAACCTTCGTAATGCACAGCCCGTGTCCGGAGTGTAAGTCAAGAGACAATCTTGCAATCTACTCAGATGGTCACGGGTATTGTTTTGGTTGTGGTTATTACAAATCAGCAGATAACAATTCTGTTATCAAAAAGGAGACTAAAGTTATGACTGATTTAATTCAAGATAAGGAGTTTAAATATTTAACAAAACGTCTAATACAAGAAGAAACGTGTCGAAAATTTGGTTATGCGTATGGAGATTTTGGAGGCAACCGAGTTCAAATAGCAAGTTACCTAGATAGTTCAGGTAAAGAGATTGCTCAGAAGATTCGGTTTCCTAATAAAGATTTTAGAGTGTTAGGTGACGGAAAAGATTTACCTTTGTGGGGTATGCATCTTTGGAATCCTAAGATGGGATCAGGGAAAAGTAAGAGACTTGTTGTAACAGAAGGAGAGATTGATTGTATGACAGTCAGTCAGATCTTTGGAAACAAGTGGCCTGTAGTGAGTGTTCCGAATGGAGCGAAGGGTGCTGCGAAAAGCATAGCTAACAACATTGAATGGGTAGAATCTTTTGAGACTGTCATATTTTGTTTCGATCAAGATGATGCTGGGCGAGAAGCTGCGAAAGCTTGTGCTGATATTATTGAACCCGGCAAAGCACAGATTGTTATGTACTTACCAGCGAAAGACGCGAATCAGTGTTTAATTGACGGAACTGCAACTAAGTTATCCGAGTGTATTTGGAATGCTCAAGTGCATAGACCGGATGGAATAGTTTGCGGTGAAGATCTATGGCCGATGTTAAGTGAAACAAAGGAAGAAGAATCTATACCATACCCTTGGCCTTCTTTGAATACTAAGTTACACGGCATTCGATCTGGTGAATTAGTTACTTTGTGTAGTGGAACTGGTATAGGCAAGTCAAGTGTATGTAGAGAACTTGCTTATTGGTTACTACAAAATGGTGCGAATGTTGGCTACATTGCATTAGAAGAAAGTAAGATTAAAACAGCTAGGTCTTTGATGGGGATTCATATGAATATTCCGTTACAAGATTGGAAATCTCGTGGTGTTACGCTTGAACAGCAGAAAGCTGCGTATGAAAATAGTATAGGTAAACCGAATCGTTTTACTTTGATAGACCATTGGGGATCTACCAGTGAGGATTGGTTGCTTAAGAAAGTACGACAACTAATAAAAGCTAGGGAGTGCAATGTCATATTCTTAGATCACATTAGTATTGTTGTAAGTGCGATGAGTGAAGGCGATGAACGTAGAAACATCGATGCTATTATGACTAAACTTAGAGGTATTGTTGAGGAATGTAAGATCGCTATGTTCCTTGTATCTCATTTAAAAAGACCGGAGGGAAGAGGCCATGAAGACGGTGCTCGTACTAGTATGTCTCAGCTTAGGGGTTCAGCTGCAATTGGACAATTATCAGATGCAGTTTGTGGATTGGAACGCGACCAACAATCAGTTGAAGAAGGGAATGTGCTCAATGTTAGAGTTCTCAAAAACAGATACACCGGAGAAACAGGGCTCGCTACGGTACTCGAATACGACAGGACAACTGGGAGGTTGCACGAAAGGATGCAAGATCCGGTGGTCGTTGCGGGTGAAGTACCCACAGAAGATTTTTAGAGCAATTCAGTTAGTAGAAACCGGAGGTCACCCAGATCCTGAACATGCTCTTGGAGCTGCTGGGGAATATGGCCCTTACCAGATAACCGAGCAATACTGGTTAGATGCTGTTGAACATTCAGGTATTGGGGGAACTTTTGAAGACGTATCAAATCCTTGGTACGCTCAACTTATTATGATTCACTACTTTGATAGGTATGCGAAAAATGATAAGCTTGAAACTTTAGCTCGGATACATAACGGAGGCCCACGAGGGGCTTCTTTAAAATCCACAGATAAATATTGGTTGAAAATTAAGGAGGCTCTTCATGCAGACAACCATATTCGATATCGAAACGAACGGAATTAAAAACTTTATACACCTAGATGGATTGGAGAAAATACATTGCATAGCCTTAATGGATATTGGAGATGATAAACCCAGACTACTTCCTGTTGATGCTGCGTTGGAACATCTTAGAAAAGCTGACATTATTGTTGGACATAATTGTCAAGCGTTTGATATACGAGCGATACAAAAACTATACCCCAACTGGAACTATACTGGATGTGTTAGAGATACGCTTTTATTGTCTCGCCTTGCGTACCCTGATGTTCGGACTAATGACTTTAAACGTGTTAATTTCCCTAGCAATTTGGCTGGCAGTCATAGTCTTAAGTCTTGGGGAATTCGTTTGGGTATCCTCAAGGGTGACTTCGGAGAAACTAGTGATTGGTCTGAATATTCTGAAGAGATGGGCGAATACTGTAAGCAAGATGTTCTAGTTACCAAGGCTCTTTGGGATAAATTAGAATCGTTAGATCTTTCTGCTGATGCAGTGATTCGTGAACATGAGTTTGCAAGGATAATTAGACAACAAGAAAGAAACGGTATTGGGTTTAATGTTAAGAAAGCCCAGAATCTTTATTCAGAGTTAGTAGGCAAACGTCTTGATATTGAAACAAAGATGCGTAAAGAGTTTCCTCCTACCATCCAAACTATGAAGACTCCTCAGTATTATTTAGATGAATCTACTGGTGAACAGTATTTAAAAAAGAAAGATGCTCCTTCTAAGTTACAGAAAGAATTAGTCGCTGGCCCTATGAAGATAAAGAAGACTCCGTTTAATCCGGGGAGTAGATTAGAGATTGCTAGGGTATTGAAAGATAAGTACGGATGGAAACCTACAGTTTTTACTGGAGAAGGAAGACCCAAGGTTGATGAGAGTGTATTGTCTTCTTTGGAATATCCAGAAGCGAAAGAGTTTGCTTTGTATCTTTTAATAACGAAGAGATTAGGAATGCTTGGAGATGGCAACGAGGCTTGGTTAAAACTAGAAAGAAACGGAAAAATTCATGGCGAAGTGAACACCAACGGAGCCGTATCAACTAGGTGTACTCATCGGCGTTGCAACATGGCACAGGTTCCTTCAGTCGGATCTCCTTGGGGAACTGAGTGTCGATCTTTGTTTCGTCCTACGAGTCCAGATAACATCATGGTAGGGGTGGATGCTTCATCTCTTGAGCTTAGAACTTTATCCCATTATCTTCATCCTTACGATGACGGAGAGTATGTGGCGCATATTCTTGATGGCGATATTCACACCGTTAATCAGAATGCTGCTGGGTTGTCCTCACGAAATGAGGCGAAGGTAATGATCTATTCCATGATCTATGGTGCTGGGGATGATCGGCTTGGGAAGATTGTTGGAGGGGGAAGACGAGAGGGGAGACATCTTAGAGAACGCTTTTTATCTAGGATGCCAGCTATTGAAATCCTTCAAAATAGAGCGAAATCGAAGGATATCCTTAGAGCTTTGGATGGACGAAAGCTTCCAGTGAGAAGTAAGCATTCTGCGTTAAATTTACTTTTACAGTCGGCGGGTGCTATCATTATGAAGGAAGCCACAATTCTTATGCATCGCATATTTGCTGAGAATAAAATCAAGGGGGTTCGTCAGTTAGCTCATGTCCACGATGAAGTCCAATTCGAGTGTCCTAGAGAACTTGGAGATAGAGTTGGCGAACTTGCCGTCCGAGCTATACGAGAAACAACAGAGGTATTTGGGTTTAGATGCCCTCTTGACGGAGAATTCCGCATTGGAAATAATTGGGCTGAAACCCATTGAAGCATCCTATTATGGGGGATTCTTTGACGGAGAAGGGTGCATCAGGTTAATGGAGACCAATAAAAATAAGAATAAGAAGACAAAATACTATACTCCTAGAGTCAGTATTTCATCGTGCTATTATCCGACTCTCAAATATCTTGCCGATAAGATGGATAGAAACCTTACTTCAGGCAAACCAAAAAATGATCGATGTAAACCTTTTTATATGTTCGACTTATCAGGAAACAAAGCTTTAATTTTTATTAGAGCCATTGCTCCTTATCTTAAAGAGAAAAAAGAACAGGCTTATTTGTTATTAACTTATGGAGAATATCCTAAAAGAAGCGCGCAACACGAAGCTATCTACAATCAACTAAGGAGACTAAAAAGGAAAAACTATGAGCCGTAGGCCAAGTTTAGATTTTGTTACGACTGATGAGATATTAAAAGAACTTAAAAAACGGTTTGATGATTTCATTATTGTGGGAAGTGCTAAAAGAACTAGTGAACAAGATGACTATGTAATCACCTTCAAAGGCACATATCATGGTATATTAGGATTATGTGAGTTAGGAAGACTCGCAGCAGAGGCAGGAGGCGATGATGTCAAGGACGACCCTACTCGTTGATGGCGACATAATTTTATACAAAGCAGCTACGTTATGTGAGATCGTTACCGATTGGGGAGATGACTTTTTTACATTACACGCTGATTTAAAACTTGCTAAAGAACAAGTCGATTCTGCATTAAATTTTTTAATGAGTGAACTGAACGGAATTGAGATGTTTATTAGTTTGTCAAGTCCTACTAATTTTAGAAAAGATATATTACCTACGTATAAATACAATAGAAAAAGAACTAGGAAACCAGTAATTTTTCCTCCTTTAAAAGATTACATACGAGAAGTTTACAACGTAGTTGAATACAACGGACTTGAAGGCGATGATGTTATTGGGTTGCTTGGAACAGGGTTACGAAAATTAAAAGGCGAACCTGTTTTAGTGAGCACTGACAAAGATATGAAAACAATACCATGTAATCTTTATAATCCAGACAAACCAGATTTAGGCATTAGATCGATTAGTAAAAAAGAAGCAGACTATAACCATTTATTTCAAACATTAACAGGAGATTCGACAGATGGGTATAAAGGGTGTCCGAGTATTGGCCCGAAATCTGCGGAGCGTTTGTTAGCCGAGCCAACATGGGAAACGGTAAAACATGCTTATGAAATAAACGGGTTGACTGAACAAGACGCTTTGGTGCAAGCAAGAGTTGCTCGTATTTTGCGTAATGGGGAATTTAACACTAAAAAAGAGGAGGTTATACTTTGGGAACCATGAACCAAAAAGAATATTTAAAACATCACGATGATATGTGCGGGAAAGCTAGGGCTTTATCCTATAAAAAGAATTGTGATTATGCAGGAGAAAACGGAAAAGATCCTTTTGCAAACTTCAATAGATGTGAGTATATGGGGATTTGCTCTACAGAACGTGGGTTTTTAGTGAGACTCACGGACAAATTTAGTCGATTGTCTACCTTTTGTGAGACTGGAAGATTCGAGGTAGCTGATGAATCATTCGAGGATACTTGTTTAGACATCATAAACTACGTTTGTTTAATGTCTGCATATGTAAAGGACAAAAGGAGTAACGAGCATGGATGCATCGAAGACCCCTGCTGCGGAGACACCGAAGACTGTGACCGTGCCGCATTTGGAGCTACCACCGTCATGGAGGGAAATCGCTCTAGCTTTGTCAAGAGCTGAGGGGCAAACCCCTATTAGTAAGCAAAGAGCTTTACAAATTCACGATAATGCTATGCGAAAATTACATAAAGCACTTAGTAAAGATCCTGTTATTAAAGAGTATTTAAAAGGAACTAGAGCCGCTTTAAACCCTAAAAAGACATATGGGTAAGTATAAGGAAATATTTCCATGTTTGAACAATCTCAAGAAAAAATCCTACCAGATATCCCAAAGATCCTTTTAGAAGAATTAGAGGCTAGATTTCCTGAGAAATGTCCAGATATTGGAGCGACTGACCGAGAAATATGGATGTATGTCGGACAACGGTCGGTTATTAGGTTGCTGTGGGAACATTACAATCGCAGCATAGAAAACCAGATAGGAACATAATTATGTGTATGCCAAGAAGTCCAAAAGCAGTGGAAGCTCCACCTCCACCTCCTGCTCCACCTCCAGCTCCGCAACCCTCCGCTAAACGGGTTCGCCGAGCAAAAGTAGCAGGAACTAGTGATTCTCAAATACGAAGACGAGGAGCTAGGGCGTTACGAATTCCAGCAAATTTCTCTAATGTAGCTTCTGGTGGTTCAGGTGCTCAAATAGGAACTTAACTATGGTTAATGGATCAATAAAAAGCCACTATACTAAATTAGAAACCGATAGGCATATGTATTTAGAACGTGGCAGAGACTGTGCAAAGCTAACTATCCCAACTCTTTTGCCAGATGAAGGGGCCAGCAGCGCTACAAAATACCCATGTCCTTATCAGGGCGTAGGAGCGAGAGGAGTTAATAACTTAGCTTCCGCCTTGCTTTTAAGTTTACTCCCTCCAAATGCCCCTTTCTTTAGACTAGTAATATACGACCAAGCCCTCGGTCAAATTGAAAACTTTGCGGAAATAAAAGCGGAAATAGAACAATCTTTATCAAAAATAGAACGATCAGTAATGCGAGAAATAGAAACCTCGGCTTCACGGGTCTCAGTATTTGAGGCATTAAAACACCTTATTGTTGTAGGAAATGTTCTTGTTTATACGCCCGATTCTGGGTCAATGAGAATATTCCACTTAAATCGATATTGTATTCAGCGGGACGCTATGGGAAATCCTTTGTTGATTCTCACAAAAGAATGCGTGTCCCCTTCTGTATTACCAGAAGAAGCAAGATCTTTAGTTAACACATCAGATATGAGTGTCGATAAAAATGTTGATTTATACACTTGTATTCATTATTTACCAAATGACAAAATTGAAATTTATCAAGAAATTAATGATGTAGAAGTTCCCGGAAGTCGAGGTATTTTTAATAAAGATAAGAATCCTTATATCGTTCTGAGAATGCACTCGGTTGAAGGAGAGAACTACGGACGATCCTATGTAGAACAATTTTTAGGTGACTTAAAATCATTAGAAGCTTTAACTCAAGCCATTGTCGAAGGAAGTGCTGCATCCGCTAAAGTTTTATTCTTAGTTAATCCAAACGGTACTACACGAGCTAAAACATTAGCAACAAGTCCTAACGGAGCTATTATCGAAGGGAGTGTAGGGGATGTTTCGACTTTACAAGTGCAAAAACAAGCAGACCTCTCGGTTGCTTTACAAACGTCAAAGACAATCCAAGACCGACTTGCGTATGCGTTTCTCCTTACTGAATCTACTATTCGTGATGCGGATAGAGTTACGGCAGCCGAAATAAGGCTTGTTACTCAAAGTATTGAAAGGGCTCTTGGAGGCATCTACTCTTTGCTTAGTGTTGAATTCCAATTACCTTTAGTAAAAAGAATAATGGCAAGGATGTCCTCTAAAGGGAATCTTCCAAAGTTACCTAAAAAATACATTCAACCCGCTATTGTAACTGGAATTGAGGCTCTTGGTCGTGGGAATGACCTTGATAGACTGGATTTATATTTACAAGGGTTGGCACAGATCATGGGTGCTGAGGGACTTTCTCAGTTCCTAAACATAAGAGAATATTTGAAACGAAGAGCATCGGCATTAGGAATAGACATTGCTGGTCTTATTAAGACTGAAGAAGAAATTGCAGAAGAAGTTCAAGAGCAGCAACAACAGGCTATAATGCAACAGTTCGGCAATCAAGCCGTTGATGTCGTAAACCAACAAGCCATGCTTAATCAAAGGAGCGAATAATGGGTGAAGTAAAGTCTGTAGAAATTCCTAGTAATGAAACGGGGCCAGAAGCTCCAATGGAGGGAACTGTTGAGTCGGAAGCCACGCAAGAAGGGCAAACTGAAGAAGTTACTACTGAACGACCCGAATGGTTACCAGAGGAGTTTAGCACTCCAGAAGAACTCGCAAAGGCGTACCAAGAAAGCACAAAAGTTAATGAGGATCAGCCAACAGAAAACGAAGCAACTTCCCTTGAATTCTTCAAAGAAGATAGCGTTAGTCAATATACAAATGAATTTAATGAAACTGGGAACCTTTCAGAAGAATCTATTAACGCCATTACAAATGCGGGAATTCCTCGTGAATATGTGGAAGCTTATCTCGCTGGCCAGCAAGCAATGGCGGAGAACCAATTAAACAGTATTTATAATGAAGTCGGCGGGGAAGACACTTATAACAAAATGACTGAATGGGCTCAAAATACTTTACCCGATGATGAAATAAACTCTTTTAATTCTATTGTCGAAGGCTCAGATAAAAATGCAACTATGTTAGCAATTCGAGGATTGTTTGCTAGGTTTAATCAAAATAACGGAGCTGTTCCTCAGTTATTAAAAGGAAACGCTGGAAATAAAAATTCAAGTAATGCATTTAGATCTATGGCAGAAGTAACTGCTGCTATGAAAGATCCTCGTTACCGTAAAGACGAGGCTTATCGTAAGGAAATTGAAGACAGATTAAATGTCTCCAATATTTTTTAGAGAGGTAATTTATGAAACCCGGATATAAATCCACAGAATTTTGGTTGTCCAGCGCAGCCATGTTAATCGGGGCATTATGTGCGTCAGGGGCTTTCCCTATGGAATCTTCTGTCGGTCAAATGCTAGGAATGGCTATGTCAGCTTTAGCAGCACTTGGTTATGGTGCTTCAAGAACTGCTGTGAAGAAAAAGCAAGCAGAAGAAGAAGCTAAATGGGAAACTGACGAAACTGCTGTAGCAGAATAATGTCGTTCCTAATTAGTTTATTTACTTCTATTATCAAAACACTTTTACCTACCATTTTAAGGAAAATAGATGAACCTAATAAAGCCAAAGACGCTCCTAAAGCTCCTAAGTCTGTTCGCAGTGCTTGGGCTAAACGGGTGCGGGGGCTCAAAGGTCATCTTCGTTCCCGAAAGTGATGGGTTAGTTCGTCTTGGGTCAGACGTTAAAGGACACATTTATCATTATGACGG